ACTTCTGCTAGTGGTCTTGCACAGTTTCAAAATATTGATTGGGAAAATCTGCGACAAACAGACCCTATTTCATTTATTACGAAACGAGAAGAAATGCGTGAAGCGCAAGAAAATGTTCAGAAAATAAACTCTGAACGCGAACAAGCACTTCAAGCGCAGGATGCTCAATTGCAACAAGCGCGACAGATGGCTGTACAGGAAGAATACAAAAGGCTAATAGAAGCCGTACCTGAATGGGCTGATTCTGAAAAACGCACTAAGTTAGCAAGTGAGTTAACCTCTTACGCATCAGATCAGGGATTTACTCAAGAAGAGTTAAAAGAACTGATTGACCACAGATCGATGATTGTACTAATGAAGGCTCAAAAATATGATGCTCTTCAGAAGTCTGGCATTAAAGCAAAGAAGCTGAAAAACAAACCCAAGGTTGTACGATCTGGTAAAGGCGGTGTTAAGAAAGCCGACAAGGATCGTAGTAAACGTATTGCCTCCATGAAGCGTCTTAAAGAGAGCGGTCATGTAAATGATTCTGTATCTCTCTTTGAGGATTTTGTAGACATTTAACAAAGGAGGTAATCTGCTATGGCAGTTCCCGCAAATACTCGATTGACCTTTAATGGCGTACAGGTACGCGAAGATTTAAGTGATATCATTTATAACATTAGTCCTATGGACACCCCGTTCATGTCTGGCGCAGGTCGAGGCTCATGCTCTAACACTCTGTTTGAGTGGCAGAAAGATGAACTCGCCGCCGCCGCCGCTAACCAGAAACTAGAAGGTGATGATCCTGCATCGTTGGCAGTTGTTGAGCCAACCAAGTTGGTGAACTACACTCAAATTTCTGAGAAAGCGGTTCAGACTTCAGGTACGGCAGAAGCCGTTGATTGGGCAGGTCGTAAATCTGCACAGGCATATCAACTTGCCAAACGCGCTAAAGAAATTAAGCGTGACATGGAAAAGATGATGTTAGGTAATGACGTTGCTACCGCAGGTGGTGCAGGTGCGGCTCGAAAGACAGCCGCTGTTAACTCATGGCTTGGTGACGCAACGGCAGGTGATTCAAACATCATTGATGGCCCGACTGATGCCGCTGTTGCTAACCCCGGAGATGGTTCTGCGGTAAAAGCAAGAAGTGGTGCGGCTGACGTTGTATTAACTATGAGTATGCTTAATAATTGTGTCGAGCAGATTTGGAAGGCAGGTGGTTCGCCTGACGTAATCATGTGCGATGCTCCGTTGAAAGTTAAAATGTCGGCTTTGGCAGGTTCTGTCGTTGCTGATATTGTAACTAATCACGATAAAGCAACACCTGCTCATGCTGTTAATTCTGTTGATGTAATCGTTACAGACTTTGGTACGTTTAAGATTGTACCTAGCCGTCTGTGTCTAGCAAACCAGTTGTATCTTTTGGATTTCGATTTCTGGAGCATTGATTATTTGCGTCCTTTCCAAACCGAAACCCTTGCTAAAACTGGTGATTCCGTCAAGCAGATGATGGTTGCTGAGTATGGCCTTCGTGGTAAGAATGGTCAGGCTAACGGTTCCATTATTGGCGTTAAAGCGGCGTAATGAGTTTGGCTCCCCTTCGGGGGAGCCTTTCTTTCTGAGGAAACTATGAGCAAAGCATTACTTAAAGAAGGTCTTAAAGAACCTAAAGAAAAAACAGTAAAAGAAAAACCTTACACTGTTAAAGCATCTGTACAGAAAGCAGTTAAACAATTAAAAACAATGTCTAAAGATAGAGGATCATTGCCGTTATGAGAGATAAGCATTACCGTAAAACTACAGTAGAAGAACACTCTGATGGTACAGCCAGTGTTGTTACTCATCAAGATGTAGAAGGTATATTAAATAACAATAAAGAATTATTAAATGACTATGGTGATAAACTTACTTTTGGTAAGCAACAGCATGGCATGAGAGTAGCATCTATTCCCGTAACCATATGGGAACAGTGGATGAAAGAAACTAACGGAGCAATAGAAAAAGATCACAAGTTAATGAAGAAGTATCTTAACGATCCTAATAACGCTTTTCTACGAACTACACCAACGAGGCTATAACTATGTGGCTATACAATCCCGGACAAGCAGGCGCAACACAAACAAACTTTGCCCCAATTAACGACAAAGTATATTATATTGCTCGTAGATAATGGCTATATCAAACTACACAGAACTTAAAACTGCTGTAGCGAACTGGATGGATCGTGATGATCTGACTGATCGTATACCAGAGTTTATAGCATTAGCGGAGTCTAGGTTTAATCGCCTACTCCGTATTCGTGCTATGGAGTCTAAACAAACCGCATCTACTGTAGCAGGACAGCAGAACCTAGCATTACCTTCTAGGTTTATACAAATGCGTAATTTACAGATTAATACATCTCCTGTAACCCCAATGCAATATGTCACACCTGAAATATTTGACCGCTTATATGGCGGTTCTGCTAATGGCACTCCAAAGTTTTATACTATTATTGCTAATGAACTTCAGTTAGGCCCAACACCAGATACAGTACAAACTGTAGAAATGTTGTTTTATGAAAGGTTTGAGAATCTTAGCGGCACTGTAACTACCAACTGGGTTCTTACTAACGCTCCTGATGTCTACTTGTATGGTTCTATGCTAGAAGCAGAACCTTTTATTATGAATGATCCTAGAGTTCAGTTATGGGCTACAGCATTTCAACAGGCTATTACAGACCTACAAGAACAAGACAATAGAGATAGACACTCTGGTTCTGCACTGAGGGTAATGAATACTAGCGGGTATCCATGACAGCCCCTATAACGTGGGCTGAAGCCAGTTCACCTATCTATTGGTCTAATATAGGCATTAACTGGAATACTCCCGCTAAAACAGAAACATCTATATTTACTATAAACAATGGGTTAGTTTTATTAGTTGGGGTAGACTATATTGCCGCAGTAAGTCTTGGCGTCAATTTAACCGCAGGAAAAGAAACTAAACACCATATCATAGAATCCATATCTTACGGTATAGATCAAGGCTATAGTTCTTTTGGCGGCTTTACTATTTCAGGAACAGTACAGTTTGATATCACTGGAAATGTAACCAGTGAAAGCGTACATACTGCCATAGGAAATGCGGTATACAGTATTGCTACTAATTATATAAACAATACCAAGCATGAAGAAACAACTGCAATGGGTATAACTATGACCTATTCTAATGGCGATACTTTGCTATGGAACCCAGTGCCAGACCCTAATAATAACTGGTCAGACGTAACAGACCCAAATACAATCTGGACAGAAAAAACAGACCCAACCTCTGTATGGACTAAAATTGATTACCCAAACTAATAACCTTAAAGCCGATGGAGGCTTGCACATGAAACATGACAGCGATATGAACTTAGGACTTAAAAACATTTGGAACATAAAATGTTTTGACTCCGAAGGTAATTTAAAATGGGACGTAACTAAAAAGAACTTGGTTGTTACGGAGGGTCTTAACCACGTACTGTCTAGCACCTTTGATGGCGCTACACAAATTACCGCATGGTATATAGGGTTAAAGAATTCAGGTTCTGTAGCGGCAGGTGACACTATGGCATCTCACGCAGGTTGGACTGAAAATGTTACCTACAGTCAAGCAGTTAGACAAACGCTTACATTAGGTACAGCGGCGGCAGGAAGTATTGATAACTCTGCAAGTAAGGCTAATTACTCTATTAATGGTACGGCTACTATTGCAGGAGCCTTTATCGTGAGTAATAGCACAAAGTCTGGAACGTCAGGCACAATCTACGGGGCTGTTGATTTCGGCTCTGCACGATCTGTTATTTCTGGCGACACTCTTGAGGTTACTGTAACATTAACAGCGGCTAGCGCATAATGGCTTTAGAAACAGCAAGTTGGATAACACAATTAGTATCTGCTAATCCTGTTGACGGCGATCCTGTAGGAGAGGGTGATGACCACCTTCGGATGGTAAAGACTGTTCTTAAGAATAGTTTTCCATCAACCTCAACTGCCGCTGTTATTCCTAACGTATCAAGTCAATCAGGAAAGTATCTAACCACAGACGGTACAGATACTTCTTGGGGAGTTGTTAGCGCAGGGGCTACAGGCGCAGGTGGTGACGAAGTTTTTTATGAGAATGAACAAAATGTAACCACAAGTTATAGTATATCTACAAATGAAAATGCTATGAGCGCAGGGCCAGTGACTGTAGATTCTGGAGCAACCGTAACCGTTCCTAGCGGATCAACGTGGGTGATCGTGTAATGGGATCAATAAACGTAAATTCTATCGACAAAGAGTCTGGAAGCCATCTGACATTAGGCGGGGCGGGTACAACCGTACAGCCACACGCATCAGC